AACCTGAATAGATAAGACCGTAGAATCTACTGGTAAGAATAAAATCGGTATCACAGATTCAGAAGAGTAATTTACCACACTTTTCGATACAAATAATTGAGTATCTGTTACTGAAGTTGTTTCAGCAAATTTTCTCCAGGCACCAGCACCCACATTTATATACAAGACAGTTGGGCCTAATACGTATTGCCCGGCCAAAGTTTCAGGAAATTGCGTTGTTAGTTGTCCATCTGTTAAAGAATCACTCGGTGTAGTTCCTCTAATAAATGGATAAAATTGAAGATTATTGACTGCTGAAACACCAATAAACATTCCCGGTGTCGGAGTTATTGTGCCGTCTGGCCAAGCAACATTGTTTAGTACGATTCTCCCAACAGGTTCGAATCTTAGATTCCCTTTTAGTGTACCGTTGGTATAAGTTTTTAAAATTAAATCTGTACCAGAAGTCGGAGGTGTAGAAATTGTTCCATTAGCAAGTATATCGTCTCCGACATTTACTTCTTTAGTGACGTTTGCAATACCTTTTACATCGAAAGTCAGGTTTAATGTCGAGGGAGAACTCGATGAATAAACTACTTTGCCATCTTGAACTTTTGTTGTTTGAGCCATATGAATCATCCTATTTCATGTATTTATCAAATAAAACAGATTCCGTGAGTCGTGAAAAAGCAACCGCCAGGGTTGCTTTAATTCTTTAAAGGGCTACAACTTTTAGGTTATCTATCGCAATTGCACCTACACCTAAAGAATCAAAAAGTGATATACCAAATGGTCCTGTAAAATAACCAGGAGTCGAAGTGCCCGTGAGTACAAGGACATCATTTATGTAGAGTGTTATTGATGTTGATAATATTTCAATCTTAAAAGCATATGGTGTGCCGATAGCTAAACTGGCAACGGTTGTACTATCTGATAGATTTGCACCAATTTGAACATCATCGTCATCTGCCTCGTGAACAAAATAAGAAAAGAATTTATCTGCGTTTCCAAAAATAGTACCATTCCGCACAAATTCAATACTAGAATCATTATCGGATCTAATCGTCATATTGAAAGTAATAGTAACTGTGCTAGGAACTACCGTACTTAAATATGCGCCAGAAGTACCGACCCCGACTCCGAATTCTGCATCAGTTGAACGACGAAGTTGGTTAGATCCGATTATCATAGTTTCAGGGTCACCAAATTTCATAGTCCAGGATCCACCAGGACCTGAAGGAACATAGTCTTCTAATAATGTTAAATCCGGTGCTGTAAATGAATCATCTATGATTGCTGGTGGCGGCGGTGCGGTTGCAGCGCTTATGGTAACGCCATTTAATGATACACTGTTAAGAGTTGCTGCCATATTATCTCCAAATTAATCTATTATTTATCTAAAATTACTCAAGAAAAAAGCCCCATAAATGGGGCTTTTTAATTTAGTTCTGATCTTTCGATTTAATAGAACTTGAGTGTCGACGAATCGATACCAACCTTCGATAAGTAATCAGCTGCGTTACCGAAGCTGTTAGCTGTGTTGGTAAGTTCCAAATATCCATAACGTGTCATGAACGAAACAACAGGCTCGAAAGTCTGTGGATCCATAACTGGACCAACGCTCATCAATGGAATATATGGGCAGTAATATGCTGCGGCGTCAGTTTCTGTAGGTCCTTTATAACCAATAAGAACTGCCTCACTATCACTAGCGAATTGGTCTACGTAAACGCGCATTGTGGAATTCAAAGTACCAACAAACTTGGTGTTTGTAGGAGCTTCAAATGTACCTTCTGTTGTACGTGCAAATGAAGATGTTGTTGCTGTCTGGAGGATTGTCAACGCTGTTGGCGAAACAACTGCCCAGTTAGCGGCACCACGACGTGTACGTGCAGCAATAAGGTTAGCTTGTTGGTTTATCATGACCGCGAGTGCCGCCATTTCATCACCAACATAGGTAGCAGTACCAGATACAGCAGCTTGATTAAAGACTGTTGGAGCAACTGGAACCAATGAACGAAGTTTGAACAACATTTCTTGGTCAATTTCAACAGTAATTTCTTGTGCAAGTGCTTGCATAATTTCTGCTTCAATATCAATACCGTGGATTGCGTTAGCATCCTGCGCAGCTTCAAAAGTCCAACGAGCCGACAACTTACGTGTACGGGCTTCGACGGTTTCTTTCAAGATTTGGATGCTGAGCTTGTTACCAGGCACACCTTCCAAACGTGCTGTTGCAGCGGCACCTGGATCAGCAACAACTTCATTACCGGAATATGCTTTCGCAATTTCAAACGGTCCAAGTGCTTCTGTACCAGCTGTAACTCCAGCGGCTGTATTTGCGTAACGAACGCGCAATGTGTGAATTTGTCCTACTGGACCAGTCATAGGCTGAACACCCATGATTTCATTTGCAATAACGGTAGGCATGACACGGCGAATAAGCGGTAGCATTACCTTGTTAAGCACAGCAATGTTACCTGCTTGTGTTGCTCCTGCAGTAGCCGATTCAGCCAAGTAACGACGTGTGTTTTCAAACACGACGTCCATGGACTGTCTACGGGTTCCTGAGAGACCTTCTAGAAGGGCTTCTTTTGTTGCGCCCCAGTTTGACTCGAATAATTTCGTTGCCATTATAGTTTCTCCTAACTTTTACTTGGTTGTAATTCCGGCTAAGGACATTAACTTTCTTAGATCTGCTGAGTCTTGCGAATCATCAGTTTGAGCGACCTTCGCTCTATCGCCAGTTTTGGCCGACAATGTTGCCTCGTTCAACTGTGTTTTTTCCACAGGTTTACGCACGACTGCCTCATTTAAGACGCTTGGTAGATACTTGTTATAAGCACCTTGCAAGTTCTTTGTCTGAACCGATTCAAGCAATTCTTTCATTACTGCCTTTTTGTCTTTAGCCAATGGGGCAAGTAATTCACTCATAACTTTCTGTCTTTCAACTAGGTCTTGAGTTGCTTTCAATTTGGTATCCATACTTTCTACCAATTTCTTGTTTTTCTTAACAGATTCGTTAACTTGTGCAAGTTCTTGGTTTTTAGATTCCAACACTTTCTGCATCTTACGAAGCTCAGTTCCTTCATTTAGATATGAAGTCATGAATTCAGCTGCAACACTTTCGAAAATCTTACGACCGAAATCGTTTTCACGGGCAACACGAATGTCTTCCTTGAACTGACCGATTTCTTTACGCAATGCTCTTTCGATATTTGATTCAACGATTGTTGATGCACGCTTAATGAATTGTGTTTTTGTTTCTTGAAGTTTTTGCTTACCTTCAGTAACCATTTTGACTTTCTGTTCCACAAGGGATTTCTTGTCAGCACGGAACTCGCGAATTTCTTCTGCAAGTTGCTTCAATAGGAAGTTCTCAAGTTTACCGAAGTTTTCGGCCAGAGCACGCTTTTCAGCATGAAACTCCTTCATTTCCTTTACTACTGCTTCTGTGACGAATTTGTTTAATAATCCAGTGTGTTCAACCATCTTGCGCTTGTACGCGAGACGTTCGTTGACAAGTTTTCTCTTGTCATCTGCGAATTCTCCGAGTTCAGCAGTGATCTTATCTGTTAGAAAACGATCCATTGATTCAACAAGTACACCTTTATCGTGTTCAAACTTACGAGCAAACTCCTCACGGAGTGTTGCTGCAACTTCTTCACGGGCTTCATTGATCTTTGATTCCCATAGGCCAACAATTTGGCTTCTGGCGTCTTCCGACAATCCAATGCTTTCACTCAAGATCTCATCTAGTTTTTTCGCCATCTTGAGTTCTCCTTAGATTTTTAACTCTTGAATAAATTTCTGAAGGTCTTTGTAGAGCTGTTTCTTGGCAGCAGCTTCGGTCAATGCTTCTCTTGCGAGATTATGTATCGTTGCTCCGCCTTTCATATTAAAAAGACTTTCATATATTGTCCTGGGATAAGCATCTGGAGCACTTGGTTGTGCTACAATATCAACAGTAATAATTTCAAAATCTGAAACACTGCCGTCGTCGCCTACGTTTCCAGAACCACGGGAAGAAACACCTAACTTTGCGCCCGACTTCAGCAATGTTTCTACAATGCTCCCCATCGGAGTTGGGACAATTTTCAACTTACCGTATCCGTCTGCACCTTCCATCCACATTTCTGTAATGAGGTGACTAACACGGTCAAGGTTAATCGAGAGCTCTTCCGGGTGGTCGAGTTCTCCCATAACTGATTGACCTGTACTTAACTTTTCTGTGATCGAGTTAACAGCTTTGGCAATCTCTCGAACAGGGTAAACACGTTGGTTCTGGTTTCTTACGTCACCCTGGATAAAGATACCCTTCATACAAAGGTCTTTACCACCGCGTTTATTATCCTCTTCGAGGAGTGTTACGTGTGCCTTATCAAATGACAAGAACTCGAACAGCTGATTAGCCATTTTCACTGTTTAATCCTTAAGAAGGCTTCTTGGTAAGTGGAGATTTGTTAAAACCTTCACCAGCTGCTTTTCCGCCTGTGTACTTAGGAGTCGTATCAGCTTTTACGCCGTTCTTCTTAGGCTCGATTTTGACATTATCTGTCATAGTTTCGTCCTTAGCAGAATCTCCGTTGTACTTCCCATACTCACCGCCGGATCCGCCGTTTCCACCAATTTTCACTGGCTTGCCGCCGTAGTCCTTACGTGCAGGAATACTTGTATAAGGGGATTTTGTTTGCTCAGCACCGAGTGTCATACCTTTACCGGTACCTACAAGACCTGCCTTACCTTTTTGACCAGTATCGGCTACCTTGTTAAGGAACTGTGTTTCCTCATTTGCTTTCTTCTTCTTAGCCTCAGCTTTCTTTTTCGCATCAGCATCGGCAAGTTTTTTCTTCTTGTCTGCATCCGCGTCTTTAAGCTTCTTCTCATCTTTCTTTTCAAACATTGAACCGTAGCCCATTTCATCTACTTCTGGTTCCATGCCGCCACCGAAGTCTTGTTCGATTGCGCCCATTTCGTCAGGTAAATCTGCATGGTTTGGTTCTTGGAATTCTTCGCCCATTAAAGCATCGAACTCTGCACGAAGTTCAGCAAGTTGTGCCTCGAGGTCTTCGACCTTCTCTTCTGTGCTCATTTCTTCGCCGCCAAATTCACCGTCGCCCATATCGTCGCCGCCAAATTCGTCGTCTCCTCCAAATTCATCTTCTCCGCCTTCGTCGCCACCTTCGTCGTCTCCGCCGAATTCGTCGTCTCCGCCAGCTTCGCCGCCATTCTGTTCATCAGAATCAATTTCGTCCTTATCGGATCCAATTTCATCGGTAAAGTCTTTATTTGGTTCGCCACCAACTTCATCTGCTTCTTCTAAGTCTTGAGCATCATCTTCAGTGTCTGCATCGTCTTCTTCGTCGACAATACTTTCATAAATGATACGAGCTTTTTCTACAATGATCTGGTGGAGTAATTCGGCTGCTTGGTCCGAGTCTTCATTAACTAGAAGTTCTAGAACCTTTTCTAACTTTTTCTGTTGTGACATGCCACTCTCCTTGAGTTATAAAATTACAAAATACTTTAGTATTTTGAATATTTATAGTGGGAGTTAGCAATGTGGGTAGTTATAGCCGTAAAATAGGCATTTTTGATTTTTGTCGAGCGACAAATATATTTAGTCAGGTATCGCGTGTCTTAAAAATATGCTTTATCGCACATTCTTCTTTAAAACAGTTCCTGGCTTTAAAGTTCGTTTTTGACCGACGAGATCAGGGAATTTAGTAGAATGAAGGATTTCTATATCTAGCATACCAGATGGTCGAATACCAACTACTTTGTAAATGGAAGATCCATCCCCAAATGCATCAATTTCGCTGCCAATCTTAATGCCTTTTTTGGCAGCAAGATCACTTCGACCTTTGGCTATTTCTTGCTTTCTAAGTTTCATATCTTCCGGAGATTTGATAATTCCAGCATTTATCAGAGACTGGCGTATGATTGCCAGATCCTTTTTATCTTTAGCAGAAACAAGTGCCTCATCACCGCCCATACCTCTATCTTCATAATATAGGCAAGCAATAGTCTTATCTTGATTTTCTAAGGTATACCAACTATATCCAATACTTGGTGAAATCTGAACATCTCCAGAAAAATATGGATTACTTTGAAATTTCATATCATCGACAAAAGAATCAACTGCTGTCATATTGGCTGCTGATTGTCTTGCTATGTCTGGACCATTTTTCATTAGATGTTTTCCAGATATGGCATCTATGAAAAAGCTTTTACTGATTTGCCGAACAGAGTATTTCTTGTAAAATGGATAGTTCGATGTTATGTATTCTTTGGCATCGTCAAAAGTGTGATCGTCAGTTGTTCCGCCTCTTGTGGGATTAAACGGAAGACCCTCTGCCAGAATTTCTGCTAACCTCATTACAATCCGCCGAGGCCTCCGCCTCCACCAAGACCTGCACCACCACCCATTCCTCCACCCATTTCATCTCCAGAAGGCTGGCCATACATATCAGGTAGGAAATTAAGATGCTCAGCAGTTTCAAGTTTTGCAACATCACGTGCTTTTCTGAGTTTTTGTAAATGAAATAAAGTAAGTCGAGGACGGCGAGTATCGTCCTTATGAGCGATTCTTAATTCGTCATCAGCAGGGTCATAAAATTCCACCAACATTTCGCGTGCTTTCATATTACTATTTATCCCTAACTATAACAAATTCATCATGCTTCTTTCTGTCAGTTTGAATATCTGCTAAAGAATACCCAGGCACCTTTATTTTATTAATCATATGCCTATATAATTTCGATCTGTTGCCCTCTGTCTTTGAAGATAAAAAGACA